CCCCCCCCCGCCCCCCCCCCCCCCCCCCCGGGCGCCCCCCCCGCCCGCCGGCGTCGTCGCTGAGGGCGGTGACAAGCCCGCCGTCGAGGTCTCGTTCACCACGAAGACCATCAAGCCCATCAAGGTCGCGGCCGGTGTCGTCCTCTCCGAGGAGGTCGTCCGCCGTAGCCCCGTCATGGCCTACCTGAGCCTGCAGAAGAAGCTGTCCGAGTCCATCGCCCGCGCCATGGACAACGCGATCCTCCACGGCAAGGACGCCCTCACCGGCACCGTCCTCGCCGGCCAGACCCCGATCATCAGCGCTAACGCCAACCTGGTTGACATTGACTATGCTGCTGCCGCTAAGGGCTCCGGCCTCCTCGACGCTGTCCTGAAGGGTGTTGACGCCGTTGAGGACGCTAACGACGACTTCACCGTTGACGCGTTCCTCGCCCGCAAGAACGTCCGCACCAAGATCCTCGGTGTGACCGACACTCAGGGCCGCCCGATCTACCAGGCCTCCACCAACCTCGCTGACCCGGTCGGCCAGTTCCTCGGCCTGCCGATCCACTTCAGCAACGCCGTGGGCGGCTACGAGAAGGCCAAGGTCGAGGAGACCAGCGCCGTCATGGTCGCTGGCTCTTTCAAGGACAACCTTGTCATCGGTAACGTCGCTGACATCGAGATGCGCCAGGCCAACGAGTACGCGTTCGGCCTGGAGCTGTTCCGCACCAACATGATCGCGTTCCTCGCTGAGGCCACCTTCGGATGGGCTATCCGCGACCCGAAGGCCTTCGCGGTCTTCAAGAAGAAGGCCTGACCCGGCCTATGGCGCGGTCCCTGAGGTGATGGTGAGGAGGATAGTGTGACAGTCGCAAGCGTGGCGGACGTTGAGCAGGCTCTCATGAGGAGCATCGATGCCGCCGACGAGGCCCCCTACGTGGAGGGCATGCTTGAGTACGTTGAGGCGACTATCCTCCTCGCCATCCCCGACGCACTGGACAAGGCTAAGGCGCGCAAGCCGTATGAGACGGTCCTGAAGCGTGTCGAGGCTGAGGCTGTGTGCCGTGTCCTGCGCGCCCCTGCCGGTGGGGTGATGAAGTATGAGACTGAGGGTACGTACACGTATTCGGTGAATGCGGCTATCGCTTCTGGTCTCTTGGAGCTCCGTCCGGCTGAGTGGGCTATGCTCCGTGATCACCCCGGGGGTTGGTCGGCTCTGCAGTTCTCTGGTGATGGCTATCTTGCGAACCGGCGGGGAGACAATGGTGGCTCTTGGTCGGCTTCTGTGGCCCCTCATAGCCCTCCTGACCCGCCTCCGAATGACTTGTGTGGGGTTAGCCCGTGGGGGTACTGGTGAAGGCGTATAAGCCGCGTAGAGGCCGCATCCTGGACAATGGGCCCCACCGGGTCGAGGTCACCACCTATCGTGCCGTGGAGGGCCGTACGGGCCGTAAGTATGAGCCCACAGGGAAGCATGTCGTCTCTGGTGTCCTGGTTGAGCCGGCATCCGGCAGTGCGCAGAGCGCTACAGAGAAGCGGAACCCTGAGAAGAGTCTTGTTGACGAGACCACGCTAGTCATCATGGGCGCCGGACGTTGGCCTGGCGGGCCCCATTCGACTGTGAAGATTCTTGAGGGGCCGGCCGCGTCCCTGGACTACACGTACCAGCAGGCCGGCGACCCTGGCTACTTCGGGGCTTCCCCCATGGTCGCGCACTTCACCGTGCGCGTGGACCTGATGCGCGGGGAGGTCAAGTAGCCATGCCCGGCGATATCGTCGTCTATGACAATAAGGCTGTGCGTAAGCTGATAGCTGAGGAGGCTTCTAAGCAGCCTGAGTTCAAGGCTGCCGCGGCCCGTGTTGCGGCTGAGGTGGCAGCCCAGTTGGCGAAGCACGTGCGTACGGGCAAGCTTGCCTCTTCGGTGCGCGTGTTCAAGGGTCGCACGGACTACCACGTTGAGGTCAATTCGGTGTCCTACTCGTGGCACACGGAATTCGGGCACTTCCAGGGACGTGCCGGCCGTGCGGGACGCAAGTGGGTGCGGGGCATTAACGCGTTCCGGTCCGTGGTCGCTAGGCACGGTGGTTTCTGATGGCCATCTATGAAGAGCACCCCCCACTCCTGCCTCAGACGTTCATTGTGGACGCCACTAGGCAGGTTGTGCACGGTGGTGGGGCTCTCGTCCTGTCAGAGGCAGAGGTAGAGACCAGGGCTGACGTCGATAACCATATGGGGCCGATCCTGGTCTGTCAGGTCATCTCCACGTCCACCCTGGAGAACGGCCCCATGTTCGCTGGCCTGAAGATGCGCGTCACATGGTATGTGACCGACGAGAGCATGGACAAGGCCGAAGAGATGGCTACTGCTCTCATGGCTGGCCTGAACCGCCTGTGGCGAGACGGTAAACCGGTCGCGGGCGGGTGGATAGCCAACCTGGAGCTTTCTGGGCCTACTCTCGGCGGCCTGCAGTCCAACACTGCGGACTATGCCGAGTTCAGGGTGAGCGGCATTATCGTGGCCCGCTCCAAGATTCAAAAGGAAGGATGAGCATGGCAAACACTGCGAATGCTGATAAGGAAATCCAGATTGCGGGCATGGGCCACGTCTACGTTGGTGACGTTGACACCGCCGCCCCTGACCTGTGGGCTTACGAGTTCGGGGACGGCACGACTCTGGAGGCTCAGGGCTGGAAGTGGATTGGCGACACCTCCAGCGAGAACCTGATCGAGTTCGAGACCGACGGCGGTGACGCGTCTACTAAGGACACGTGGGACCGTAAGAATGCTCGCTCGACGCGTGCGTCGAAGACCACGAACGTCACTATCAACTCTGTGTCATTCAGTGATGACACGATCCAGACGGCTTTCCCCGGCTCTACCTACGTGGAGGAGACGGACGGCTACGACCTTGTCCTGTCCGGTTCTACGGACCGTGCGATCCTGATTGTGATCGTGGAGGGCCAGCTTGTCTCCGGCATCCTCCTGCGGAAGGTGAACCTGTCCGGTGACATGCCTACCCTGGACAAGGAGAACTTCACTGAGGTCAAGATGAAGGGCGTCCTCCTGACCCCTCCGTCTGGCAAGACAAGCGTCCACTACCTGCGCGCCCGCGAGGTTACCGGCAAGGCGACTGCTGTGCCGACGATCACCGAGATCAAGCCCGCTAACGCGAAGGTCGGCGACACTGTGACCGTGACGGGCACCAACTTCGACGGTGTGCGTCGCGTTACGGTTGGCGCCGCTGCCGCGTCGTTCACGAAGCGTTCAGCGACTGTCCTGACGGTGAAGGTCCCGACCGTGTCTGCTGGCCAGCACGTGATCAGTGTTATCAACGGCAAGGGCAAGGCAGACTCTGCTACGAAGCTGACTGTCGCCTGACCTCTTCTAGTCTCCTGGCGTGGGCGGTGCCTCTTGTGGTGTGCTCCCGCCGCCCACGCCAGGCATCACACCACAATTGGGGGCGCACCAGATGATGGAGCACAGAACAATGGCAGAAGACGAGAAGAAGACAGCGGAGCCTCAGGACGTGGCGCTCGAGGACGTGCCCGGCCATGAGGTGCTGATTCACCCCCGTGACCTGAAGCCGTCTCAGGCGATGCGCCTCTTCGATGCGATCAACATGGAAGACGCTGACAACCTGAGCATGAGCGAGCTCACCAACGTCGTAGAGCTCCTGGAGGACGGCTTCCTCACGGACGAGAAGGCGTACATCGAGTTCTACCGCTCCCACGGGCTGACTGCGGTGATTGAGCTGGTTGGTGCCTGGGTGGGGGAATTGCTCGGCGACGAGAGCTGAAGAAATTTCTTGACGAGAATCCGGATGCTGACGGCGATCTCTACGCCCTTTATGGTGTAGATGCGAGGGGCTGTCAGCTCCGGATTTCTCTGATAGAAGCTCTTGTCGCCAGGCTGCCGTATGAGCCCGGGTCTATGTGGCGTGCCCGCACCTTGCTTGGTGGCGAGGAATGGCTTGGGTGGAGTCATGCTGAGCGCCAGCGCGCGGATTTAGCGGATATTGGCACGTTGACGATGAAGGCGACTGCTCAGCAGCAGGCTCGCCTGCGTCGTGCCGAGTATGCGGCTCGCCCTGAGCCTCCCGGGAGTAAGGAGGCGGTTTCGTCGTCTGATGAGAAGGGCATGGCTGCTATGCTTGGGTCTATAGGGTGATGTTAAGAATGGGCGGTGTGGCGTATGCCTAAGGGTATAGTCGGTAAACTTGGCGTCAAGGTCGCCCCAGACCTTACCGGGTTCGCGAAGGAACTGAAGCAGAAGCTCCGCAAGATACGCCACGAGCTCGACCTTGAGATCCCCGTTGGCCTGGAGCTTGATGAGCGGGAGATTATCGATCTAGAGCGTCGCCTGCGGAGGGCGAAGCCGACCATGTCGGTGAAACTGCGCCTGGACGAACAGTCCGTGGTGCGTCTGCAAAAGCGCATTGAGGGCTTGAAGGCCACCGTAAACGCTAAGCTCAAGGTTGACAACAAGTCTGTCGCTGAGACGAAGCGGCGCGTGAATGACTCTGTCAAGGATGCGCGCGTAGCCCCTCGTGTGGATGATCTGGCCGTCCGCCAGTATCGTGCCGCCCTTCAGCGTGCTGGCGCGTCTACTAAGGTGTCTCCCGAGTTGGACCAGCTGTCTATGCGGCGGGTGAAGGAGCAGATTCGCCGCCAGGATACGAGTACGAAGATCGTGCCGCGCCTGGATGAGCCGGGGCTGACTCGCATCCGCCGACAACTCAAGGACATGACCGCCGTCACTCAGGCGATTGACCCAGTCGTCGATAAGGCTTCACTGGACAAGATTCACAAGGCGCTGCAAAAACGTTTTGAGGAGCGCATCGGTGTTAAGACTGATGTTGATAAGAGCTCCTATGAGCAGACGAAGCGGAAGATCAGGAAGCTTGCGGATGACAAGAAGGTCACCGTCAATGCGGATGCGGATACGGGGAAGGCGTCTGCGAAGCTTGCGTGGCTGACTCGACCTCGTAAGGTGAATATCCAGGCAGTCGTTGATCATGCGGCCTTCGCGAAGGTCGAGGAGTATATTGGTCGCCTGTCTGGTGGTAGGGCCCTGACGGACTGGGGCCGGTCTTTGAAGGACGTCATCAAGAACCTCGATAAGACCGCCCTCACGATGGGTACCACGGCCGCCGCGGCTGCCGCGATGGGTGCCGCCATGGTCGGGGCCGCCGGCAACGTGCTCGCTCTCGCGAAAGGCCTCGCTTCTATCGCCCCCGCTGGCCTGGCTCTGCCGGGCATCTTCCTTGGGATGGCTACGTCGGCTGGTGTCCTGTTTACTGCCTTGTCTACGGCCAAGGATCATATCCAGGATGTGGTAGAGGACTTCGGGCACTTGCAGGAGACGATCGGTAACCGGTTCTGGGACCGTGCTGCCGGTAGTGTGCGTGCGCTGGCGTCTGAGGCTCTCCCCATGCTTCACCGTGAGCTGGGTGATCTCGCTGAGGTGCAGGGCGGCTGGATCGCGGGTATGGCGGAGGTGACCCGTCAGCATCTGCCGAAGCTTGAGCGGTCCTTGCAGAATACGACTGAGGGTGCTAGGCGTGCGACCGGCGGCTTCGCTGGGTTCACTCAGGGGATCCTCACGATTGGTGAGGTCGGGTCCCGCTACCTCCCCCAGTTGGGTGATTGGTTCACCCACCTGGGTGAGAAGTTTGCTGCGTGGGCGGAGAAGGCTGCCGGGGATGGGAGTATCGATAAGGCGATTCTGCGTGGTGCGTACGCGGCGAAGCGGTCGTGGGGCATCATGAAGGACCTCGCCTCCATCATCGGCAGTATTTTCAAGGCCGCGGAGGCTGGCGGGTACACGCTTGCCCGGGTCGAGAAGAATATCGACGCGATCGATAAGGCCCTGAAGGGCGTGACTGGGCAGAATATTCTGAAGTCGATCTTCGGGGCCGCTGCTGACTCCATGGATAATTTCATGGCGAAGGCGAAGCTCACGGGCCCCCAGATTCTGGGTATCGCCACGAACTTGAAGGTGGCGTTGCCGGAGGCTGCTACGGCTGCTGGTATCGCCTTCCAGGGGCTCACTGCGGTCCTCGGGAATGCCGCCCTAGGCCATGGCGCCAAGCTGTTCTTCCAGGGCCTCCAGAATGGCTTACAGTCGCTCACGGACCGTGCCCCGCAAGTCAGTCACGTGCTGGCGTCGATCCTCACCCTGGGTGGGCGCGTCGCTGAGACCGTCGGTAAGGTCCTAGGGGCCGCGTTCGAGCACCTGGGGCCGATCCTGGTGCGCCTGCTGGATGCTCTGGGCCCGTTGGTGACGGCGATGGGGACGAGCCTTGCGGGCGCGATCGAGAAGGTCGCCCCCTATGTTGCGAAGTTCGTTGACCAATTCTTGATTCCGATGATCAACAAGCTCGCAGAGTCTCCCCAGCTCGTGAACCTCCTGGTGGCCGCTTTCGTGGGCATGCAGGTGCTCGGCCCGATCGTTTCCACGATTACTGGCTTGGTGACCGCGATTCAGGGCATCGGTACGGCGATCTCGTTCCTACTGTCCCCCATCGGCCTTGTCGTGGCGGCGATTGCTGCCCTGATAGCGATCTTCGTGCTGCTGTGGCAGAACAGTGAGACGTTCCGGACGACCGTCACCGCGGCCTGGACCGAGGTTACCGCAGCGTTCCAGGTCGTCCAAGAGTACTTCGTCAACGAGTGGTGGCCGAAGATCCAACAGGTCTGGCAGCTCTTCAGCGAGGCATGGACTACCTACGGGATGCCGCTCATGCAGTCGCTGGACGCGTTCATACAGTGGTTCCAGCCTCTTTGGGAACTCATGTGGTTCGGCGTCAAGGAAATCTTCATTGGTGTATGGCAGATTCTCTCCAGCACAGTGAGCGGTGCCCTGGACATTATCATGGGTCTTCTGAACATCTTCATTGGGTTCATGAAGGGCGACTGGTCCCAGATGTGGGAGGGCGTGAAGCAGGGCTTCTCTGGTGTCTGGACGATTATCTCTGGGGTTGTCTCAGGGGCGGTGCACGTGATCCTGGGCTTCTTCACGGTGATGTACACGTCTATCAGCACTATCGTGAGCTTGATAGCCCAGTTTGTGACGACGTGGTTCTACAACATGTGGAACGGCGCCGTCAACACAACCCGGTCGGCGGCAGCCTCGGTCGTAGGGTTCTTCCGGAACATTCCAAACAGCATCCGTAGCCTCTTCGCCGGGGCTGGCAACTGGCTTATCAGTGCTGGCCAGAGCATTATCAATGGTCTGATTAGTGGCGTGCAGCGGGCGATTGGGCGGCTGCGGAGCATCCTGGGCGGTATCACGAGAATGATCCCCAGGTGGAAGGGTCCGGCCCCGGTTGACCGCAAGCTATTGAAGCCGACCGGACGCATGATCATCCGGGGGTTTGTGTCTGGTATTGAGCAGGAGACACCGTCTGTGAAGCGGTCTCTGCGTGGCTTGACTGGGCGCCTGCCGTCTTTGGCGGTAGATAACGAGGCCCCCGCCGGCGGTAACTTTGCCCGTAATGCCGGCCCGTCTGTGACGATCAACCAGTATAATCCTGTGCAGGAGCCTGATTCTTCTGTGCGCGATAAGGTGGCTTCCGGCATCCGCCTTGCCGCGAGTCTGTGAAAGGGTGTGAACGATAATGCCATCGAACTACTGGGTGAACGGCGTCAAAGCGGACGACCTAGATGCGCGCTGGTGGGTGCGGGAGGAGATCTATACTCCGCCTACCGGGACACTGGTTTCTGCCGCGGCTACTCCGGGGACGTTCTGGTCTCAGGGCATGAACACGGTGGGTGGCCAGGCGGCGACCCTGTGGCAGGCGTACACGATCAGGGATATTTGGGCTTTCCGGCGGTGGCTGGAGTCGCTGCCGTACGCGACCTGGCTGGAGGTCCGGCCCGCGAAAGAGTCTAACAAGCCCGCTACGCGCTGCTTGTTCAAGGTTCTGTCCGTGTCTGACCCGATCAAGAACGGCGATGGTGTTGTCCAGGTTGGTGTGACCTGGGAGGCGATCGGCGTGTGGGAGGATACTGTCCTGAACGAGACCGAGTTCCGTTGGCTTCCCGGGTTTACTGGGGCTCACTTCCCCGCTAAGGACGTGTCCTTCAGTGTGCCGTTCCCCAGGGACTGGGTTGAGATCTCCTGCGCGGTGACCGGGTCTTGGGTGCGGGGCATCGTCCCCAACGGCACTACCGGGGATCATCTGCTGCTTGACCCGACTCATATGCGGATGAAGCGCGGCACTGACTGGTTCGCTGAGACCGGCGTTGACATGGATAATGGCCTGTTCGTTGACCCGCGCGGGTTCCGTCTTATCCCGAACGCGGAGGGCAAGTTCAACTTGAGGTCTAAGGGCTACAAGGATACGGCGAACCCGAAGATCCGGTTCCGGCGCACTTACGCGCAGCCGGTATTCGCCTGATCGCCTACCTCGTGGGAGCACTGATCGTGGTTGGCGCCTTGTTGGCTGTGGTGGCTGTGGTGAGGGCCTATAGGAGGGGCGATGGCTTCTGAGTACTACCTGAACGGTGTGCCGTTGGATGATCCTGCGGGCCGCTGGTTCGTGACGTCTGAGACGCTTCTGCCTACTCTCGGGTCGCCCCGGAATATTAGTACCGTGGTGCCTCTCAGGTCGGGTGTGATGCCTCTGGCTCCGGTTGCTGTGGAGCCGTTCCAGGTGACGGTGAAGATGGTTGTCCAGGATTCTGGGCAGGGCCGTGGCGGCCTTGACCGGAATTGGTGGGCTCTGATCAGGTCTGTGCGCCAGCTGGGGCGACTGTTGAAGATGCAGCACCGTCCACCGGGTGGGACCGCGAAAGAGGCTCTGGTTCGCCTGTCGTCGAGTGTGGATCCGGTGTTCCACTACTTCGAGAACATGATCGAGACTACGCTCGTGTTCGAGGGTGTGGAGGGTTTTTGGCGTGACGAGTATGAGTCTGAGGCGGATCTGAAGAATCTTGGCCTCATGGTGGGTTCGGCTCTGCCTATCAATGATGCCGTGATTGATATTGAGACGCCTTCCCGGATCATGAAGATCACGGACGTGGCGTCTGGGCTCTCCTTGTCGTGGAATGGGGTGATCCCGCCGGATACGTACCATATGGTGATCAACTGCTATGACTATACGGTGCGCCTGGGTTCTACGTGGTGGGCTGCCACGGGCCCTGATGTGGGCGCGGATTTGAGTGTGCCGCCCGGTGGTTGGTCGTTCACTCCGGACGCTTTGGGTACTTTCCGGGTGAAGACTGAGGGCGTGAACGCGAACGCGAGGGTGAAGTTCCGGAGGCACTACTGATGACGGACTACAGCGACTGGGGCATGCAGCTTGCCGCCTACCGGCCGATGGGGCCTCGCCTTGGCGTCCTGAAGGATGTCATGGAGATGACGGTGACGGTGCCGGTGGGGGAGATGCCCACGTTGACGGCGACGTACCCGTCTACTGGCGTGCACGCTGAGTGGCTTGACGGCGAGGTTGAGCTCGCGGTGGAGTGGACCCCCGATAACGGGGAGACCTGGTATGAGGCCAGTGATGCCCGGTTCATCACGGTGAAGATCGAGCGCGACCTTGTGGATGACGGCTCTGATGTTCGCCGGATCGAGTGCGTGCACATCAGCGAGTACTGTCAGCACGCCCTCGTGTGGCAGGCCCCTAAGGACGGGGCCGACAAGGATGGGAAATGGAATTTCCTGTCTGTCACGCCGGGTGCGATCGTGTCGTCTGTGTGGAACGCCGCGAAGGCGCGCGGCTGGGGCCAGGTCATGGACCTGCGCGGCACTGACGCGGTGGATGCGGCGGACGCTAAATGGGCATCGATCATGACGATCGCCTACGACCCGAGTATCGACCTGTGGCAAGTCGTGAAGTCCCTGTGGGACCTCGGCATCCTGGACTACCGTTGGGAGGGCCGGGAGCTCTCAATCTATAACCCGAACACGGTGCTGTCGAGGTCGCGGAATAATCTGATATGGCGTCTGCCTGGGGCTATGGCGGCCGGTGAGACGAAGACGTGGCAGGACATGTGCACCGACGTCCTTGTGACCGGTGAGGGCGACAAGATTTGGCACTTCCACAATACGGAGGCGCCTGCTGACCTCCGCCGCATGGAGAAGACGGTCTCGGCTGGTGGTGTGGAGAAGGAGGCGACCGCGAAGATCGTGGCTCAGCGGACTCTGAAGTCCGGGGCGCACCCTGAGCAGTCCGTGAAGCGGGAGTGGGTGCAGACAACCGCTCTGCTGTTGCCGTGGAAGCATTACGAGCAGGGCGACTGGATGTGGGTTGAGCGGTCTGATGGCCGTGAGTGGATGCGCGTCCAACAGGTGTCCGTGACCATGAACGCTAACGGCGTGTCCGGGCATGTGACGTTTGGGTCTCTGTTGGATGATTATTTGACGCGTCTGGCGAAGAAGACTAAGGGTATTGCTGGCTTGTCGGCGACGTCTGGGTCGGGTGTGCGCCCGAATAAGCCTGCGGACAGGCGGAAGCCGAAGAAGCCTGAGGGTGGTGTTGGTGCTGGTGTTGTGCTGCCGTATGAGAATGGTAAGGGCTACTGGTCTGCTGCTCGCCTGACGTGGGCGCCGGTGACGACTGATGATCGTGGCGTGGAGATAACGATCGCCCGCTATGTGGCTCAGGCGGAGTATGAGGTGCATCTGCCTAAGGGCGGATCGTACTGGCAGGGCCTGTGGCACATCAGCTCCGCCAGTAATGCGATGGATTACCCGAATCTGGATCCGGGTGTGCAGTACAGGTTCCATGTGTATGCGGAGTCCTCGGATGGTGTCTACTCGGATTGGTCGGATTATTTCTATGTGAAGATGCCGACGGATACGGAGCCGCCTCCGGACCCGTCTACTCCTACTCTGGCGCAGAGGCAGGGCGTGTTGACGGTGACGTGGGATGGGCGGACGAAGGCGGGGGCTAGCATGCCGTCTGACGTGTCCTACCTGAACGTGGGCATCTACGGCCTGGCGCCTACGCCTGCCGCGTTCGTGCAGAAGGGGAGCCTGCCGGCGCGTAGAGGCGGGCAGTGCATTATCCCTGATCTGCCGTTGAATACGCCGCTGTCTGTGGCGTTGAAGGCTGTGGATCAGGCTGGTAACGAGTCGGCTTGGGGTCGGTCGGCTCCGATTACTCTGACTCAGGCCGGGGTTGACCCGGAGGTCATCCGGGATCAGGTCAGTGAGGCCTTGAAGAAGGGTGATGCGCTGTCTAAGGCGACGAAGGATGAGCTTCTGAAGATGTTTGCTCAGATGGGGCGGTCGGATGATGTTGCTGATCCTTCGTATTGGGTTGGGCCGCCTGGGGAGGGGGTGCCGGGTAGGACACTGTGGGTGTCTCCGGATGGCAGAATTTTCCGCTGTAAGAAGCGGGGTAGACTGACTTATAACCGCGATGCTGGACGTTGGGAGAATACGCCGTAATGCCTTATAAGAAGACTCATGATGACTGGAAAGATTACCCGGACGGGGATACGCCGATCCTGGCGAAGCACCTGAACCAGATCGAGAACGGGATCGTTCAGGCGACTAACACGGCGGAGGCGGCCCTGTCTGCGATGCCGGCGGGCGTGATACTGCCGTTCGCGGGGAACAATATTCCTACTGGCTGGCTGAAGTGTGACGGTCGGTCGCTTGCCCGTTCGGTGTATCCGAATCTGTTTGAGGCTATCGGTACGACGTATGGTGCCCCGTCGTCGGTGACGTTCAACCTCCCCGACATGTCTGAGCGCGTGCCTATCGGCGTGAAGAATAATGACGCCCAGCTTGGGGCCGTGGGCGCCAGGGGCGGTGAGCGCACGCACACGTTGACTGAGGGCGAGATTCCGTCGCACGTGCACAAGATTAGATCAAAGGGTGCAACGTGGGGTACTGGCGTGGGTGTGTGGGACTCGAATGTTGGTTCCGGTAGTGGCTGGAAGGTGCCGTCTGGTAGTGATACTGGCCAGGTGGACGAGCTGATTGCTGGCCCCACGGGCGGGGGTAACCCGCATAATAATCTGCCCCCGTATGTGGTGGTGAACTACATTATTAGGGCGGCGTGATGGCTGTTAAGCGGACTGAGTATCTTCCGTGGCCGGGCCCCCAGGAGTATCCGGGGCCTGACACGAAGCCGAATCTTAACTACAGTGCCCCGGATGCGACTCTTGTTCACGGCCGCTTTGGCTGGGAGTGGGAGGAGGATACTTCTGCCGCGGTTCAGGATGTTAAGGCGGCTGTGGATGCTGCTAAGGGCATTCAGCGGTTCCTGAATATCAGTACTGACCAGCTGACGGTGAAGAGTACTGCGTTCATTAATGAGGCGATCATCCAGAAGATTTGGACTCGCGTCATCACCGCGGAGGAGGGTGAGTTCGCTAAGATCAAGGCGAACATGATTGAGGCCCATACGGTGGTCGCCGACGAGGTGCGGGCTGGCGCTATTGATGGGATGGTGATTACGGGGGCGACGTTCCAGACGGGGCCTCAGGGGTCTACGCCGCGTATCCTGATTAATACTCAGGGTATGGATGTGTGGGATGAGGGCAATAAGAACACGCTCTCCGTGTCTAACAAGGGGCACGTCCGTATTGATGGTTCTGTGGGCATTAGCGACAGTTGGTCGAACTGCTTTTTCCAGGACGTCACAGTCAATGGTGGCAAGGATGTTGATCCGGACGGCACCAAGATGGGTGTTGGGCTGCTTTTTAATCGTAAAACGGGCAGTGACTATAGGGTGCCTGGGACTATTACGATTCGGGAGCGGGCTGATGGGACGCCGTCGATTCAGCTTTGGGCTCCGTCGTGGACGACGAAGGCGGCAAACATGGAGTTTGCCAGTAGTTTCATTTCTATGTGGGCGCCTAATGGGGGGAGTCTGCGGATCGATGGGGATAGCCTGCAGGGTTTCTATCAGAACAAGCAGGTCCTGATGTGCACAGACGACCTCATCATATTGCGTGGCGCGAAGTATCGTTCAGGCCAGTACGGGCTGTTGGGTAACGATTCTCTCATTGCTATGAGCTGGGACTGGAAGTGCGATGTGCGCGCGTATACGGCTACTAACGGTTCTGGGCAGACTGCGCAATTGACTGCGAATAACTCGCGGTTTGCTTTGTGGAGTAATCCTGATCAGGGCTATGTTGCCAATGTTCTTGGCGGCGGCTTGTATGCGTGGGGTCCGCTGGGTGCGACGAATAAGCAGTTCATTATTCCTCATCCGCTTGATCCTATGAATAGGGCGCTGCAGCATGCGTGTACTGAGTCTCCTTGGCCGAGCGTTGAGTATTGGGATGCGGTTGAGGTTGGTTCTGATGGTACGGCTGTGGTTGATCTTCCGGAGTATTTCAACGCTTTGCATCGCCCTGATTTGCCGGTGGGCGTGTTTTGTCAAGGCCCTGGGTCGCCGTATGCGTCTGAGGTGCGTATGGGGAGGTTTACTGTGCATGGCGAGCCTGGGAGTCGCGTGTGTTGGCTTGTGAAGGCCGCTAGGCGGTCGGAGACGACTATGGGTAATACGTATGAGGATCCGCCGATTGAGGGCCCGTACATGTGGAATCGTGCGCCGGGTGACGATGAGGCTGATCCGTCGAATCCGTTGGATCTTCGGTGGTTGTATCAGCCTCCGATTCCTACTAGCTGATAGGATGATGGCATGAGTGAGGATGAAAAGGATAAGCAGCTCGACGCGTTGCAGCGGATGCTTGCGGCGTTCGAGAAGCGCATGGGTGAGGTTGAGCGGGAGCTTGTGACTGCCTACGCGAACCTGGAGATATGCGCCCAGAAGCTTGCTGCGCTCCAGGGGGGCGCTAGCGGTGAGGGTGACTCCGCGTGAGTGTCACAGAGTATGCCGCCGCGCAGATGCGGTACTGGTGCGAGACGGGGGACTATGGGGGGGTTGGCTATAGTCAGCCTAACCGGTGGTCGGCCTATGACGCGTCTGACTGGGATGGGTGGCTCCATGGGCCGGGTGAGGCTGATTGTAGTGCCGGCGTGGCGGGCGCCTACAATATTGCGTTCCACCATGAGGGTGTGGATGTGGACCTGTTTCCGCGGTCTACGTGGACTGGGAGCCTGCCTGCGGAGGCGCAGGCGCGTGGTTTCCAGGATATTGGGGATTCGTGGACGGGGACTGTCCCGGATGGGGGTTTCCGTGTTGGTGACGTGATCATGGCGGATGGGCATGTCGTTATGGTGACGACGTATGAGCCTGATAATCCGCTTTTGTCGGAGTTTTGGATTGATGCGGCTGGCAGTATCTATGGTAGTGACGGTGGTGATGGTTCTGCTGCTGATGATACTGGTGGCGAGTCCCGCAGTATAAGGTACCTGGATCATCCGTTGACAGCTAGCGCGGGGTGGACGACGTGTCTGCGTTACGTGGGCGCCAACGGCGGCGGTGGCTCGTCCGCTGGGCCGGCCTACGAGCTGTCGTTCATTCAGCGTGAGGTGCTTCGGGCTGCGGATGATACTGGGTGCCCGTGGTGGGCTGCTCTAGCTTGTCTGTGGATGGAGACCGGTGAGCGTGGGGCGAACATCTTCGGGCATGATGCTGGGGGCGCCTACAGTGGTGGCGGTGAGGTTACGGAGACGAAGTTCCGTGACTTCCTGCGGATGATTGCTGATGGGTGGACTAGTAATGGTGTTGGCCCTCTGCAGATTACTTATCCGGGGTATTTTCTGCAGGATCCTGAGCGGCGCTGGTGGGAGCCCTATGAGTCGGCTGTTGTCGGCTGCCGCATCCTGAAGGGGCTGATCGATGCTGAGGGTGATTCGTATGAGGATCTTCGGCGTGTGGGGTCTCGCTACAATTCCGGGTCGTCAGATGGCGCCTATGGTGCCTATGGTGTCCCGTTCTCTGATCGTTGTAAATCTTGGTATGACTATGGCCGCCCGAGCGGCCAGGATGGTGAGGATTGGCTCATGAGCTCTGAGGCTATCGACCTGCTCCGTAATATCTCTGACGCTGTGACCCCTGGCAAGGCTGGGGTTAAGTTCGATGGTGAACTGTACAACCATCTGAAGGAGACGCATAACACGGTTGAGAGGATTGAGGCCGTGTTCCAGCCTGGCAAGGTTGGTGTGCGTCCGGCTGGTGCGTTTGTTGACTGGATGAACTGGGTGTCGTCGAAGCAGGATGAGACGAACAAGCGCCTCGATGCGCTTATCGCTGAGGTGAAGGCTCTCCGCGCGGCGGAGGGAAAGTGACGCTGCCGGCCCGTTCTGGTGGGCAGCATGTCAATCGTACGACTAGGTTAGGTGAAGTGATGGCTGAGAAGCATCTTGCTACGACTGTGGACCGCACTACGCTGGGTGGTTTCCTGACTCCGGAGCGGCGTAAGGCCCTGTATGGGATCGCGTCTGCCCTGATGACTGCTGGCGTCGTGTACGGCATTGTGACCCCAGATCAGCTGGCGAACGCGGCTGACGTGGTGACTGCCGTGATTGGTCTTCTGACTGGCGTGGTGGCGTTCCTGCACACTGGCGGCGAGTACAAGGCTCCCGCTCGGGACGTGGAGGGCTGACGGTCGTCGTGCATCCGTGGTGGTGGGACGCTGAGATGGTTAACGCGGTTGCTGCTTTGGTGGTGGCGTTGACGGGTCTCGCGTCTGGTGTTGCGATTGGGCGGTCGCGGTCGCGGCGGGAGCGGGAGTCTCAGGATGCTGAGCTTGCGGCTATCCGTCAGGCGGCGGAGACGGCTTCTGAGCAGACGACGAATCACCATGGGACGAATTTGCGTGATGATGTGACGGCGATTCAGGACCGGGTTGATCTGGTTTTGGATGCGTTGGCTGCTGAGTCGCGGAGTCGTCGTGATGCGGATGTGAAGTTCGGTGAGAAGTTGGATGGTCTGATTGTGTCGTCCCAGTTGACGCATGGTGAGTTGTTTTCTCGTCTGCGTGATATGGAGTCGAGGACGTCGGAGTGTCAGTTGTCTCGTCTGCCGAAGGATCGTGGCCTGTGATATGATGCGTCATGCGCCCTCTTGGGTGTGCGTGTGATGGTGTTGAAGCTTCCCCCCTCGACTTTGATGGTTTGGTCGAGGGGGGAAGCTTTTTGTGTTAGCAGATGGGTGCGTTGGTGAAGACTTCGAGGCCGGTGAGGAGGTCTACGCCGATCCAGCGGGCGGTGAAGCGGGAGTCTACGGGCTGGTTGCGGCCTTCGATGAGCCAGATGCCGATGGGCTTCTGGGAGTCGTTGACGATGAGTGCTTCGCGTGCTGGCTCACTGTAGGTTGGGGCTCCGGTGGTGACGAGGATTCCGACGTTGGTGAGACCTACCTGAAAGATGCTGGCGGGAATTTTGACGTCGAAGCCGCGCTCTTCGCTGAGGGCCCGGCGGGCGGCTTCGATGGCGTTGTCGCGCATGTTGCTGTCCTCGAAGAGGTTTTTGGCAACAGTGGAGTCGGCTTTGATGGTGTGCTCCCATGAGGGGGGGAGGAGGTTGATTTGGTCGTTGAGTTTCATGGTGTGTCTCCTAGTTGAGTAGGTTGGTGAGGTCTTCGAGGGTCATGAGGACGTATTGTGAGCCTGGGTCTTGTGTTCCTCGGCGTTTGGCGGCGACGATGGCGATGTGGGCGTTGTCGTGGCGGGCTTCTCTGTGGGCTTCTGTGAGCCATTGTGCGGGCTGGATTTGGCCGCCGTAGTCTTTGCATTCGATGACGATGCGGCGGCCTTTGTGGTCGTGGACGCCTGCGATGTCGCCGCGGTCTTTTGCCCCGGTTTTGGGGCGGCGGTCTATGTTGTCGTCGTCTAGTGTGTCGCGTAGGTAGTCGGCTATGAGGCGTTCGAATCGTGCGCCGGCTTGTTTGGCTGTGCGCCTGGTTCTGGTCATTTCTTGCCGCCTTTGTTGTGGAGTGGGCAGAGTGTGTATGCGGTGACTGCCCATCCGTGGTTGAGGGCGCGTGTGGTGAGTTGGTGGCGGGTTTCTTTGGGGCCGCTTGTGATGCTGTGGTGGCATCCTGGCTGTGTGCATTGGAGCGCCCAGCGGGGGCCGTCTAGTGTGCGGGCTAGTTTCATTGGTCGAGGAGGTGTTGGCGGTAGTCGCGGATTGCTTGGACTTGTGTGGTTTCGCGGGTTTTCTCGTCTCGGCGGGCGGCGGGTTCGCCGCCTAGGAGCTGGTCGAGGATGAGGTCTGCGAGTTGGTCGAGGAGGGTGAGTGTGGTGTCTGGTAGTTCGTCGTCGCTTTCTGTGCCTTCTGTGAGGCGCGTGTAGTTGTGGGCTGCTTCGATGGCCTCGCTGGTGAGGAGGATGGTGTATTCGGTTTCTGTGCAGTGGGTGGTGATGATGTCGTCGGCTGCGGTGATGCCGGTGATGGTGCCGTCTTGGTGTAGCCAGGCGGGGCGGCCGTTTAGGAGTGGCTGGGTGGGGGCGTCGGTTATGAGGATGAGGGCCATTGTGGTTTGTTCCATTCCCAGATTGTTTGGCGTGTTACTTTGGCGTGTTGGGCGATTTCGTTGACTGGGTGTCCGTCGTTGAGGGCGCGTATGGTGGCGCGTCGGAGTTCTTGGCGGGCGCGGGCTACTTGTCGTTCGGCTAGTTCGAGTTTGAGTCTGGCGCCGTCTATGTTGGCGAGGTAGTAGCTGTTCACTGTGGTTCGCTGCCTGCGATGGAGATGATGAGGGCGGCGAGCCCTAGGAGGATGAGGATGCCGGGGATGTGGGCGAGCTGCCAGATGCCTACTCCGAGGAGGGCGAGGCCGGTGAGGAAGAGGCTGGTGGAGGTTCCGGGTTTCATGTGTTTTGGTCCTTTCGGGGCCCCCCCCCCCCCCGCTCGGGGGGGGGGGGGGGGGGGGGGGGGGGGGGG